ATGTGATTCTAACACCAATGGAATCCACCATGAAGTCAATTAGTACTGACGACTACACTGACATGTGTCTAAAGTGCTATTCAACAGTACAAGAAGACATCCCTGTTCTTATCCGCGAAGACTTAGCGGCAGAAACTGGCACAGATTTTGCTGACTATATAGAGACTAGTTATGATTAAGTTGTTAGACTCCCTAGTCTGGACGTTAGAGTTCCCCATAAACCCAATAGGACTAAGTAAACTATGAACGATGAATTACTAGACGCTGAGTACTTGTATTACTCTTACATGGCAGACGCAAAACAAGCAATTGAGATGTTTGGTTTTGGGGACTTCCTAGTCGAGCTCTACGCTACCGGCAAGCAAGCTAGGTCTTTAACGATCCCTGAGCTAGAGGCCATGCAGGTTTTAACAGACAACTATGAGGCATAGGTTATGAATTACGACAAGATACATCAACCCTGTCAGGCGTGCGATAGCAGTGATGCCCTTGCAGTTAACTTAGATGGCTCGACCAAGTGCTTTAAATGCGGAGCCTATGCGAGGCCTTCTAACGATTTAAACAGCGTTACCCTACCTACCCCCTCAACTAAGGTAGCCAAGCCCAACAAGGAGCGTCCTGATGCCTTTGTGGGTGGGTTTAAGGATAGAAGGTTATCGTTAGCTACAGCAGATAAGTATAATGTTACTCAAACAAGTACTTTGACTATCTACCCTTACTACAACTTGGATGGAGATGTGGCGGCACAGAAGATAAGGACACCTGAGAAGAAAATGTGGTTTGAAGGCGATAAAGAAAGCGTCCTTTTGTTCGGTCAGCAGTTATTTTCTAAAGAAGGCAAAGTAATTACAATCACTGAAGGAGAGTTTGATGCGATGGCTGCATACCAAATGCTTAATACGCCGGTTGTGTCAGTTCGAACCGGAGCGCAAAGCGCACTGTCAGATTGCAAACAACATTTCAAATGGTTAGATTCATTTGAGACGGTAGTGATTAGCTTTGATGCGGATGAGGCAGGTCGTAAAGCGGCAGCTGAGGTGGCTGAGTTATTCGGAAGTAAAGCACGTGTAATGAAGCATGGCAACGGGTTCAAAGATGCGTGCGATTGGTTGGTTGGAAGGCGTGAAGCTGACTTTGTTGCAGCGTGGTACGAGAGTGAGCGTTACAAGCCTGAAGGTATCGTTACTATGGCGGACATTCGCGACCGCCTCCTGATGCCTCCTATTGCGGGTGTGCCGTGGTGCTTTCCTACACTGACTGAGTTGACGTATGGGCGGCGTAAAGGTGAGTTGTTTGGCTTTGGTGCTGGTGTCGGTGTAGGTAAGACAGACATCTTCACACAGCAAATAGCATATGACATTGATACGCTAGGGTTGAAGGTAGGTGTTATCTATTTAGAGCAGAACGTGGTTGAAACCGCACAACGTGTGATGGGTAAGCTGGACAAGAAGCTGTATCACATACCGGATGGTGCGTGGACTAGAGACCAGTATGTTAAGTCAATTGATACATTAGAGGAACGAGATCAGTTGTACATGATGGAGCACTTCGGTACGATGGATTGGAAGACCATCAAGGGCATCATCAAATACTTTAACAAGGCATATGACATCGAGCATATCTATTTAGACCACCTAACAGCCTTGTCAGCGAACGAACAGGACGAGCGTAGGGCACTAGACGGTATCATGGCGGACATGGCAGGGTTGGCGCAGGAGCTGGGTGTTATCATTCACTTCATTAGCCACTTAACAACGCCTGATGGTAAGCCACATGAAGAAGGGGGTCGGGTAATGGAGAAGCATTTTACGGGCAGTAGGTCCATTGCTAGGTGGAGCCACTACATGTTTGGATTGGAGCGTAACAAGCAAGAGGAAGACCCTATAAAGCGTCAAACAACTACCTTTAGGGTGCTTAAAGATAGGTTTACAGGGCGTGCGACAGGTATGAAATTTGGCTTGCTATATGACCAAAAGAATGGTATACTGAGTGAAACAACATTATTATCGGATGAACCACTATGATAATTACTGAAGCGATAGGCGACACTGTTATAGGGTGCTACTATGCATCAGAAACAGCGCTGGACTGGGTGCAGGTAGAGTGTGTAGATAGTAGCTACCTATATGACATAGCGCCTACCTGCGTAAATTGGTTAACTTATTTTAGTTAAGGGTATGTTATGACACGAGAAGAACTGATGGCAGACGACACGCAGTATTGCTGTTACTGCGGACAAGAGAAGGTGCGGTTTCACTGCTGCGGTGAGAACCACTTTCAGACCTTTGCTCAGATGTCTGCCGATGAGCAGGACGAGTTCTTGGACAACGAGGAGTGCGCCCCGCTTTACACATCAACACAACCACAAAAGCCTTGGGTTGGGTTAACCGAGGAGGAGGTGGAGCAGATTGTTGATGAAAACACGCATAACGCTGAAGGCTACCAATTCTGGTGTAGCGGCAAGGGTGTTGCTGAGGGAGTTGAAGCCAAATTGAAGGAGAAGAACACATGAACGCAACACTAAACCAAATTCGCTCGAAGTCACCCTGCGCAGACGGATGGACAAAGCTGCTCAAACACTTGGGCAAGACACAAGCAGACGACGAACCACTGTCACTTACAACTATTTTAGATAGCAATGGACTTGAGGATGCTCTGTGGTGCTTGCAGGCAGTAGATGGGCACGCCCGAGAGATACGTTTATATGCCGTTTGGTGCGCTAGGCAAGTGCAACATTTGACGAAAGATCAAAGAAGCATAGATGCACTAGATGTAGCAGAACGTTTTGCAAATGGGCAGGCTACTAAAAATGAACTAGATATTGCAAGGGATGCGGCAGGGGCGGTAGGGGATGCGACAAGGACTGCGGCATGGGCGACAAGGACTGCGGCATGGGCGGCAAGGGCTGCGGCATGGGCGACAAGGACTGCCGCAGGGGCGGTAGGGGATGCGGCAGGGGCTGCGGCATGGGCGGTAAGGGCTGCAAGGGATGCGGCAGGGGCTGCGGCATGGGCGGCAAGGGCTGCAAGGGATGCGGCAAGGGCTGCACAAGAAGTTAAATTTCGTGAAATGTTTTGCGATATTCTGGAGACTAAGGAACTCAAGGAGAAGAACACATGAGCAGCGACCCTGTTTCCGTCAAAGATATATATGAAGGTGCACCGCCGGAAACACACAAGAGTGAGTGGTAATGGACTATGAAGAGATAGGCGCTGAGATGCGTAATGAAAAGAATGCTTTAATACTGCAAGGGCTTGTTAAAGAGTTCTTTGATACGTACTTAAACAGAGTGGAAGAAAGCGATAGCGGTACTGAGTTCAGCCCCATTACACTTAGCTGTTGTAGGGTTATGATGTTAGAGCCGTTAAATGATTTATTAACAAAGATGGCAAAGCTGTCTGGTGCAAAGGCGAAGGTAACTTATGAATGATGAAGGAACGGGTAACGTAACCCTATTACGTGAGAACGAAGATGGCAGTGCTGTCTACCAGTTTGACTTTCCACCAGAGGCAGTATCGGCCTTGACGCGGTTAGGTATACTCACTGCTATTCAGGCGGGTATTGGTGAGGCTAAGAAACTAGAACCTGACTATGACCCAGAGTTCACAGAGGAGATTAAAGACTTGGCTGAAGATGCTGGGTTTTGTATGTGGCAAGATGAGAGTTACAAGCCGGAGGGTGAGGTAGTGGACTGGGCTTGTAAGTATGACAAAGAGTTAATTAAATTCTATCATTTGGTTAAAGCAATGTACGAACATGAGTGATAAGACACGATATCCGCCGCTAACACAGCTAGAGAGGGCGTTGTTAGCTGACAAGATATTCGACATACGGGTAGATGAAGAGGAACGCAAGCGAGAGTTAGCAGAGCATAAACTTAAAATGAAAGAGATGTGGAATAGATGAACGACATACAAGAAACATTAGAGACACGCGGTAAGCGCTATGGTGAGTATAAAGAGGTGGCAGAAACATCACAATTGTTAAAGAATGTGTTGCGTACATCGCCTAGTTGGGTTATAATGGAGCCGTACATGCAAGAGAGTTTAGATTTAATCTGTAACAAACTAGCACGTATAGCGAACGGCGACCCCTTCTATGCTGACAGCTGGCACGATGTTGGTGGGTATGCTAAACTAGTGGAGATTGAACTTGAGAAGTTATAATGGTACTTACACTGGACATAGAGACAAATAGCAAGCACGATCAAATATGGATGTGCTACACACATAACAGCGATACTGATGAATACATATGCCACACAAAACCATCCACGTTGATACCCTTGTTAGACATAGCCGACACGATAGTGGGTCACAACATTATGGGGTTCGATGCTCCGGTGTTGAACAAGGTTTGGAAGCTGAAGATTTCTTGGAGGAAATTGAGGGACACGCTTATTATGAGTCGGTTGTTGAGTCCATCACTCGAAGGAGGGCACAGTCTGGACGCTTGGGGAAAACGCCTAAACAACAGAAAGGTAGAGTATTCACGGATATGGCACTGGATTACTGGTGCTGAGTATGACAAGAAAAGTGTGCGCCCTTATGATGAACCAGTTGAAAACCTTAACCGATTCTATTGCAGGCAGGACGTAGCAGTGACGGTTGAGCTGTATGCTAAGTTATCAGAGGAGTTGAGCGATTGGGGCGAGAGTGTGGACTTAGAGCACGAGGTTGCATTCATAATAGGAAAGCAGGAAAAGCATGGTTTCAAATTTAATAGTCAAGAAGCTCAGGCATTGGTGGCTAAATTGTCAGGTGAACTGGCTGATATTGAGGGTGAATTGCAGCTTACGTTTCCGCCATTGGTTACATACAGAGTAAGCGAGAAAACAGGTAAACAGTTAAAGACGAAGATAACAGCTTTTAACCCCGGAAGCCGACAACAAGTAGCAGATAGATTGATGTTACTCGGAGTCACGTTCACAAAGCTCACAGAGATGGGTTCTATAGTGGTGGATGAAAGTGTGTTATCTAAGATTAACCTACCAGAGGCGGCGATGGTGTTGCGCTACATGATGTTACAGAAGCGGATTACGCAGGTCACATC